ATAACGTAAAAAAAATGAACATGCACGAAAGAGAACTAAAAGGACTTCAATCAGAAGGTCGTTCAGTATTGGAATATTTAAAAGACAACCCGGAAGCGCGTCTTTTCAAAATAATGGGCAAGACAGAAAACCTTATCCGTAAACTGGAAATAAGACGGGATAAGTTAAAAGACATGGGAGCCAATTCGGGACAAATCAGGCGGATTGACGATTATATAACGGCGCGAATGAAACGCGTAAACGATGTAGTGGAGAGGATGGAGAAAACTTAACTTTGCCGCTACTGAATTAGATAATTCTTGTGTTTTACCAGAAAAGGGAGTTAAGATAACAGTAAATATCAGGGGGTAAAAAAGATGGCAATTGGAACTATCACCGGAATACTAAAAAGAAGCATTGTGAAACAGGGCAGACCTTCAATGGCGGTATTGGAACTCACGTGTACCGCAGGAACGGCAGGAGAAGCCGGGACATTCCCTGCGACTATCATTAATCCATTGGCGGTTGATTCCGTCGGATCACTTTTTGATCTCAGGGGGTTGAAACTCTATTCAGTCAAAGTAATCCCCGGGGCTACGGTGCCTACAGACGCTACCGATTTGACGATTACGGATGAATACGGTATTGACCTTCTCGGCGGCAAGGGTACAGACCTGATTGACGCTACAAGCAAGACGTGGATTCCAATCGGGCCGGCGGGATACGCCCTCCCGGCGTTAATCACCGGAAATGTTACAGTAACTATTACTGGTAATTTAATTGACAGTGCTGTAATAACTATTGTACTTGAATTTGTGGGGGAATAAATTATGGCAGATTATTACGGAATAGATTTACTCAACAAAGCAAATATTTGGACAGGGAAACAGACGTTTTTAGATGTAGAGATTGCAGGTGGAACCATTGGCGGTGCTGCCATCAATACCATAACCGAAAACTTGATAGGCATTCAAGGGAAGGTTGGATTTGGAGTAGGTATTTGTCCCTCTGCACATTTGCCGTTGGATTTTACTGGGATGCCTGGGCATGATCAACTTGGCTCAGACAACTACGGAAACTATGTTTATAAAGAAGGCTCTGTAATGATCTGGGTTCCTAAATTTTACTATCGGATGCATACATGGGCAACCAATCAGATTACCGTCGCAACAAAAGCAGCTCTATGCCAGATTACACAGGTTGCACATGGGTATGTCAACGGAGACAAGATATTCATTACTAATGTCGGCGGCATGACACAGCTTAATAACAAGTTTTATACTGTCACAAAGGTTGATGATGATAAATACACTATCGGCGTTGATTCATCGGCGTATACGACATTTACGTCGCTTGGTGATTCAACCAAAGGTTTCGGTGCAACTTTTAAATTTAATGAGACGTTGGTTAATTATGGTAAAAACTCTATTAGTATTAAAGGTATAGACACTTTCCCCACAACAGCAGAGGCCAACGCTGCCGGGTATACTTTGCACAGAGTATTCATTGATGGCGGAGTTGAGAAACTTGGATTCTTTCGTGATAAATATAAATGTTCGAAAGTGGCCAACGGAACAGGATTCACAGCGGCGTCTATTAAAAATGGTCTGCCATTATCAGCCTCAGCAGACCACAACCCCTTTTCCGATTGCACTGGTGGTGAAAATTCTTACTATAGCGCTCTCGATCTGGCTCACAGAAGAGACGGCGTAAATGGTGAGGTTAATCCCAATTCAATCTTCTTCTGTTCTTCTCAATACATGCGGAGTGCTATTGCTATGTTGTCTATGGCACATGGACAGGCTGCTACAGGCACAGCGAATTGTGCATGGTTTCTTGCCGACAAAAACTATCCTAAAGGTTGTAATAACAACGCTCTGGCGGATTGTGATGATACAACTGTTAAGTGGGAATCAGATGGATATAGTAATTGTGGCAAAACTGGATCAGCAGGTTATGGTGGTGGAGCTGGTAATGAGTTTGCTAAATCCACTCACAACGGCCAGAATTGTGGAAGTGCAGATGACAACGGGCTGATGTATGAGGTCTCAATCGGTATCACTTGTATTGCTACCACAAAGGATATTGAGGCTATCAGCCAAGCGAATCCTTGCCAGATTACCATTACAGGACATGGACTTGCAAACGGTGATATGATGCAGATCGGAACTGCAATTGAGCAGACTGATTGGGTTGGGTTGAATAATAAGGTTTGGCCAATCACCAAGATTGATAACAATAACTTCACCGTTGCGTTTGATTCATCTGGATTTGCCACAGCTTATAACGCGGTGACTGATCCCGGAAAGTGTGTTCTGGGAATATTCTACGCTGCCAAAGAAGCAACATCAATGAAGGATTTTACAAACGGCGTTGATGCTGCTACTGACCATTGGGGTGCGACAGGCGTCGCCGCCATGATGGATGCGTTTACTCCGCCGTTTAAATCCGGCTTTGCCTACTCTATACGTTACGGATCGGGCACGAACCAAGTGCTGTCGGAAGCACTATCCGGCGCAGGATGGGTGCTGACAGGCCTCGGATTTCCCAGAGATGGTTCTGGCGTAGATGCAACAGGCACTAATCTGTTTGGGAAAGATTATTTTTATCAATACATTCGTAACGACGTGTGCCTGCTTTCGTCCGCGTACTGGGGCAATAGCTCGTATGCTGGCGTTTGGTTTGCGAATTGGGACAGGTACCGCACGTGCTCGAACAGCCATGTGGGGTTTCGCCTCGCCTGTTACCCTGATTAACCGAGCGATAGCGAGGATTTGTGGGAACGCATAGCGAAGCACAGTTGAACAGAAAATATATGGAGTTTGTGAAATTGCTTAATATTTATTTAAACCATTTTCCACGACATGAAAAATTCGCGTTAGCGAATCGAATAAGGAATACGACTTATGAAGTTTATGATCTCATTACCGAAGCGCAGAAGAAATATTTCAAAAAAACCACCTTAACGGATTTAGACATAACACATGAGAAGTTGAGGATGCAACTGGCGCTAGCAAACGAGTTGGATTATTTCAATTATACCGCGGGAAAAGAAGCAAAAGAATCAAGCGGAGCGGTTGCGCAACATAGATATTTGGCAATACGCGTTATGGTAGATGAACTGGGCCGAATGATCGGCGGATGGATACAAAAGATCAAGGAGGAAAAACGTTGGTAACGGGTAACATATTAAAATGTGCCTGCTTTCGTCCGCGAACTGGAACAATAGCTCGAATGCTGGCGTTTGGTATGCGAATTGGAACAATAACCGCACGAACTCGAACAACAATGTGGGGTTTCGCCTCGACTACGGCTCAAACCTCAAACCTCAAATGAGGATAGTGGAGCCACAGGGATATGTTATCCGGCTTTAAGCGAAATCGGTCGATAAGCCTCTTTTTGGTAGGGAAACCGAAAACCAGAGGAACGGGAACGAAAATGAAACGATACGGGAATTTATTTGAGAAAGCATTCAGCATGGAGAATCTCTACCAGGCATATCTTGATGCCCGGCGCGGCAAACGATCCCGCCGCGCCTGTTTTGAATTTGAACGATATCTGGGAGAAAACCTGCAAAACATTTTTAATGCGTTGCACGATGGAACATACCAGCCTGATCCCTATTTTGAATTTGTCATTATTGATCCTAAGCGCCGCGTCATCCATGCTCCCACGTTTCGAGATGTTGTGGTCCAGCACGCTATATACCGCACTATTTATGATATTTTTGACAGTTCTTTTATTGACCAATCATTTGCCTGTCGCATTGGATACGGAACCCATAAGGCCGCAAAATACGCCCGCAAGACCATGCAACAACATGCTGGAAATGAATATATTTTAAAACTGGACGTCCGTAAATTCTTTTATTCCATTGACCGTTTAATCCTTTGTAAATTGATTAAACGCAAAATCAAAGACCAGAGATTAATTGATGTCATGATGATGTTCGCCGAAATGGAAACGCCGCAGGGCATCCCTATCGGAAATTTACTAAGCCAGATTTATGCGCTGATTTATCTTAATCCGCTGGACCATTTTATTAAACGCATCTTGAAAATCAGGCACTACGTCCGATACGTCGATGATTTTATGCTGATCGGCATGACACGCGACAAATGCCTGTCTCTCCGCAATACGATTATTGATTTTTTACATAACATGCTTGGGTTAGCGCTTTCCAAAAGCACGATTGCCAAAGTGCAAAAAGGAGTTAATTTCTGCGGATACCGGATGTGGCGCACATTAATAGTTATCCGGAAATACAGTCTCTATAAATTTCGCCGTGCCGCGAAAGCGGGGAAACAGGAATCGATAAATTCTTTACTGGGACACGCGAAAAATACAAATTCTTTATTCTATATGTTGAAAATAATCAGGGAGGAAATTGCAAATGGAAAAAATATACAAATACCGGAAAATTACAGACGACATTACAACCTATTGTCTGCTTGAGCCGGATTATAATTTACTGGCCACAGACGAACGGGTAAAAGAGCTGGCCACTATCGCCGGATATACTTATGTGAGTGTCCCAGACGGTATCGTCTTGCCTGAACAACCTGAGCAGATCACGGTGGAAGAAGTGACATTGACAGATGAACTCAAAAAAGCAATCAAGACAGCTTCCCCGCATGTTCAACTTATCAATGAGAGGGTTGTAGAGAAAATCAGGCAGAAGTATTCGCTCAATGATGAAATTAAAATGCTTCGTATCCCACCGTCTGATGAATCGACAGCCTACAATGAATATATTGAATCATGCAGGATGTGGGGCAAGGAAGAAAAAGCAAAACTTGGGTTGTGAAATACATTGGAAACGGAGTTGGGAGGAGAAACTTGAGTAAAATTAGTCTAGAAACAATAATCGTTAACGGCGGCGTTATTATTGTAGCGCTCACTATTTTTTGGGGCGGGTTCGTTTTCCTCTTCAAGAAATGGATGAGCGACCGGGAAGCCTCGGAGGATTTAATCAGGAAGGAACTGGCTGATACAACAGCCAAAACATCGGCAGAGATTAAAGAACGAATTGATGACCTGAAAGAAAGAATTGTTAAAGTATCTGAAAAACAGGAATCGTTGACAGAATATCAAAGGGTGGCAAATGGTAGGGTAGCTCAGATATCCCTTGAGTTAGGTCTTTTTCAGCAGAAATGCAAAGATAGAGTGAGCATGCACCAAAGGGCTACAGACCATGTCGCAAATGGAGGATATTAATCATGAACCAGAATCGCAATGCCTTCCTTTCGGCTATTGCCAAAGCCGAAGGTACATTCGGAAGAGGCGACGATGGGTACAACGTGCTTGTCGGCGGATTGTTTAGTGGTATTGGAGGGGCAATGAAAAAAATAATATTCGGTTTACTTATCGTATGTATTGCAACCATGAGCATTTCTGAAATTCAGAAAATCGACAATCTGATTAAATGGGAAATGGTAAAGATTGTGCAAGACCTAAACAAAGTGAGGTTGTAATGAACGATTTAACTATTTACGAACAGGTGAAAGAACAAATGCTTACCGGTGACGGCCTTGGCTTTGCTAATACTGGAATCGTATCCAATTTGATTATGTGGAAGACGAAAGGCGACGCTGACCCTGTCAATAAGATAAGCTTAAGTCACTGGGGAGGTCTTGTCCGGGCGGGAGCATACGAGGGGTTTGAGCGTCGCAGATATACAATAGAGGCAATGTCAATAGGATTCTATCCCGATATTTTGTCTGATTATATAAAAAATTACAAGGGTCATATTTACTGGTATCCGCTCAAGGATGAGTGGAACCCGTACAGAGATAAAATAGGAGCCCAGATCCTTTCTATGATCGGTACTGGTTACGATTGGTTGGGAGTGGCAAAACAGGCACTTCTTAAGGTCAATGCTTCAGCAAGACGGCTATTCTGTTCGGAGGCCTGGCAGATTGGATTACAGCTTGTTGCGCCTCAGCTATGTAAGCCAGTTGAGAAAGCGCTCCCTCCAACAGGAATGTACAAATTAGGGTGCTACAAAAACCCGGTTAAATTGATTTAAGCAGGCAAGGCTTAAACGTTACACCCTTTTTTTCTGACTTCAGCCATTCAAAGCAAACTTAATCATCCACTACAATCTCGCTCTTTAATAATTCAACTGTGTTTTGAAAGGCAGCCATTAAGACCTCTGGTTTTATTTCTAAAGGATAAACAGTTCCGGT